CAAATTGCGTTTTTCTGCAACGGTTAAATTCTGGATGGTGTCAATATATGAAAACATTTTAATACCTTTCTTTTCTGAGTTAATGAGATTATTATACAGGTATTGGCGGGCTTGTCAAATGGTATTTCCGCCTGCCGTAAGCCATTGAGGCCATTGAGGATAATTCTTGACCGGATTGGTCAGGTATTGGTGGCCACCGAGATTTTTCGTGGATTTTGGTACGGGAGCCCCTGTGGAGTCCGTGTGGGGATTGAGTCGGAACGGTGCGGTGCTCTGAGAGGCAGCTCCGAATCGTATACGGGGCACGGCTCGGGGAGTAATACAGGCTATTCAGCGCAGAATAGCAGTGCTAAAAAAGTTTTGCTGGTGGTCGGATTGGATATTCAGTAACTTTTTTTCTCGGCTATTTTTTCAGGATTTTCGAATTCCTAAATTTTTTTCCAGGTGGCCCCAGAGGATCCTACTTTTTTGCCAAGACTTTATCCAGTCCTCGTATCTCATAGATTTTTTCTTCTACCACTTCTTCGCAGATATACTCGTTTTCATATTGTGAAAAAATACGGAGAGTTACGCAGTCTTTACCAGTTACAAAAGAAAGCACATGGTCACCTGTAGTCTTACCTGTGGTTCCCCATATAGTCATTGAAGCCGCTGTGACTGGATATTGTGCAATCGTAGAGCATCCAGTAAGGATCACAGAGAGGCATAATAATAGAATTTTCATAGTATTTCTTTAAGGTGTTTCTTTGCTTCATCTGTGAGGTGGACTCGGTACTTAATGTGTGGTTCGTCTGGTTTCTTGGCACCAGTCCATATACTAGAGAAGGTCAGAGTGGTATAGCCACCAAGACCAGGTTCGGTCTCAGCAATTAACCGATAGGTGGATCCTGATATTTCTGGTACTTCTTGTAGTATTACTTTCATTATCTACTCCCATGGAGTTGTTTCTCTAGTTCATTGATTCTCTCTACCAGCTGCATCACATCCTGGATTGGTACCCATTTACCTGAGATATCGGTACAGAATTCAACCATTCTGGTACCTGAAATATGAATGGTTTGTTGGTTATATCCAATATTGTGTTTCTTTAATAATTCTTTCATTTCGTTATTCATGTTCAATTAAAGTCCTTTCTTGTATTAACCAGAATTTCTCTACGGCTGCCTTAGCGGTATCAGAATTAATATACATGCCTAATGAAAGTGTTTGACTGGCATTAGGATAAACGGTGGTGGTATGTTTCGTATTAATCTGATGTCCAGCACGGTTCACTTCACCAACGATTCGGCCAGTTTCATCGTAATAGAGAAAGTGAGCAGCGGTCTCTCCGTCTTTCCATTGGCGGCCGTTCATATAAACCTATCTGCTCGGTCAAAGACCATTGCGATACCACAGATAGTCAGAAGAAGATAACCTTTAGGTGTGGTTTCTTTCCAATACCAGAATCGAGTAGTGAGCCAGAGGGACGGATAAGTCCAGAACTGGAAGATGTGTAGAAGCCTCATTTAGCGTCCCTCTCTTTAATGAGTAAATTGGAAATTATTTTACCATTCTGGTCGGTGCAAATCCAAGTATGGCTCAGCGGCTTCTGAGGCCGACATTGGAGAAGAATTTCTTTACCTTTAGAATCTTTTGCGATCTCGGATGCGGAAGGCGCTTCTTGGCCGGAGGCGGCGGAAACGCAGAGGATTAAGAGAGATGGTATTAGGAGTTTTGCCATGATATAATGTTACGTTTCGCAGCTGCGTTTCGTTATTGAGTGAGGTTACGCCAGAGGTCCTTGTAGGTCTCGATGAGAGTCATCCAGAGAGTAATCACGGTACGGATCGGATGCTCAATGAGTGTTGCGAAAGCGATGAGTGTTGCTGGTATGGCCACTAACACGGTGATGATAAAGCCAATAATGCCTAAAAATGTAATCATGTTGTTTCTTTCACATATTCATTAGAAATGGTTATTGCCTCTTCTTCGGTGGCAGCGGTAAGATTATTTGTGGTAACTGTAAAAGACGGTCCTAATTTTTGCATGGTTTGTTCAAAGTTAAAAGAGAGTTGTTCATTGTCTGGAAATAAATCAAGTTGGACTAACGATCCCATTTCTGACCACCTTTCAGAAACTCAATAATCTTAGCCGAGGTGGTAACATGACGATCTTTCACTTTAAGTAACTCATCAAATTCTTTTGATAGAATAGTTAATCGTTTACTTTCAATGACCGCATCTTCATAACCTGGATGATAAGGTGCTTCTGCAACAAGGTCTGGTTCTTCCATGCCATTGGCAGAAGATGGTGTTACACAACCTAAACCTGGATCATAGGCTGATTTTCTATCGTCAGTTGTAAACGTGGTCATACCATTCTCCTATTGTAGTGTTGAACCCATTTCTTTACGAATCTCATCAATACGGTGTTGTAATACGGAAGCAGCCGTATTAAAATGTCCTGTACCTTCAGATTGAGGTTTGTAATAGTGTCGTAGAAGTGTTTCTTTTTCAGTTTCTAAAACGGCAATATATTCTTCATTAGTAATATCAAATGGCATATTAATCTCCAAAAATTAAAACAATTTCTTCTTCACTTACAATATAATAGTCTGTACCATCATATTTTGTCTTGCGGGCTGAATTCCAGTTAGGTAATACAAAGTCACCTTTCTGAACAGTTTCTACATCAGGTCCAAGGAAAACTACTTTAGCACGATTGGCTTCTGCTGGATCGGCCGATGAAAGGACAATACCAGAGCTGGTAACCTTTTCTTTTTCGATCAACTCAACAATTACATTATTCTTGATAGGCTTTAACAATTACAAATCTCCTTCCATCGTTACACATAGTTACCACATCTATTGGAGCATCATAGCTCAACTTACTACAATTATACTGTATTTCAATCATTTTGTCAAATCTTTTGTGGTAATCATCATTAGACGTATAGGCATAGGCCATCGTAATGGCAATAATAAAGAGAGATAAACGGAGATATTCTAACATACCTCTATATATGTTATTGCCTGCTTGCCTTTATCTGATTAATCATATTTTGTATCTGATTTCTGATATATGAACCGTGAGGTGCCCAAGGCAAAAGATGCTTCAGAAATTTCAATAGTTCGTCAGGATGCATCTTTGAAAATACTCGACCATTTTTCTAACTTCTTCTTTTTGAGTTCCATGTAATTCATTAATTCATTTTCATCAACTACCTTCTGGTCAACCAATAAAGCAACCATACAAAGTAATTGACCTAGTTCCATCGTTAGACATTCTCTTGTTGTTGGTGAATCTTCGGTTGGATAACATGAATCAAAACCAAAACGAAATATCTTAGATGAGGCTTGAATTACTTCGGCACATTCTTCTTGTAATATAATAAGTGTTTCTCTTGTTTTATTTTCCATCATTCTCTACAATTTTAATTACAGGCATATATTCTTCTACTTTACGAATTGCATCTTGTCTGGTTGGTGCAATCACTTTGCACGTATATAAACCATCTTTCATAGAAATCGTAAACGGAACAACGCCATTAATAAACCATTCTTCTTGCACATAACATTGGATGTGCCATTCTCTGGCATCAAGGCACCGTTTGATCATTTCATCAGCAATCTTCTTAGGATCAAATCCATCTTCAGCAATCATATTAGACATTGTTCCACCTTTCAACTAAAAAATCAGGACCTTTCTTTTCTTCAGCCAAAACATAATCTTCAGCCAAATCTTCGGCTCGCTGATAATCATTCGTTGTTTCTTTTTTAATTACTTTGTCATTAAGATAATATACGATTGAATAAGTGTATTCAGCACGTTCAACAATTGCTTTCTTATCACCATTCATAAAAGTGGAAAGTTTCATTTTAATCCTTATAAAGTGAATTGCTTGGCAGCTTCGATTGCATCATTCTCATTTTCATAATGTAGTTTTGCATGATATTCATCACAAATGTTGTATTCAACAACATAAGGTTTATCGTAGCGTTCATCGTGATATACGGTAGCTTTTAGGTTACCTTCTTCACCCAAGAATGATGCAATCTCTCTGCTCATGCAATAAGTCCAATAAATCGATTTAATACAACACGGTTTGATAAACGATTACCTGCATACTTTGTAAAAGCGGATACAAGACCACGAGTGGTTGCATTTTCTTTTACAACGAATTCAGTATCATCATCCGTATCTAGGCCTTCTGATCGTAAGAGATAATATTCATCGAAACCAGCATTGGTCACAATCTTATATTTCTCTTTACGAAACTCTGCTTTTAGTTTGGCATGATCTGATGATCTTGGATAAAAGTTATGTGCAACACGACCAAACTCACGGCCAGATAACACATAGAAACCAATGATATTACATTGTGTTCTTACTTTCAACATTTTGATATAAGCACTCATCAACTCATTACCATAACCATTGTAAACTTTTTCTTCGTGTTTAGTAATTGGATCACGAATCACGAAAACTTTATCTCTACCATATGAATTACCGAAATCCAAATCTGCATTGTTGTAACCAGATAAACGTTGTTCTTTGCCATCACTATTTGTATGTGAGAACATAATATTTCTTACAGGATTGCCTTCGCCATCGGTAAGAAACACGGTGTTTACAATTTGTAATTTGTAATTCTTCTGAAATTCTGGAATAATCTTCATGGCAGCAATTACACTCTCATACAATGGAGTACCACCGAGTTGCATCCAGTGTGGTCGCATTGCTCTAGGTTTAGCAGAACACACCAAAGCAGAACAAGCGTATGTGAATTCAGAAGCGGACATTTTACTTGATAACAAATTCATTAGTTTGAAACCATGTAAATCTAAATCACCTTCTTTGAATTCAACATTATACTTATCAGAATGTTCAGAAGTAAAAGCATATACTTCGTAAGGAATATTTACTTTCTTACAGAACATGACCAGATTGATTAATTGCTTCATGGTGTTTTCCATGTGGTCAGACATAGAACCAGACCAATCAAGGAACATTACGAGACCATGTGATTTGCCTTCTGGTAACACAGTCATGCGTTTGAAAATATCTTCGGTGAATTTATAAGCATAAACTTTGTTGAGATTCAGTTCACCAGTTTTGGCAATCGATGCACGTTTTTGTTGGTCGGCATTCTTACGCAACTCGAATTCTTTAGCCAAATAACTTACAACTTTTTTAGCATCATTACGAATTTTTAAGAATTCATTTGTATCGATACCAGAAATACTGTATTTGGCCAAATCGTTTTTGTATTCAGTCCACAATTGTTTGTATGGTACAACGGCTTTCTTCAAATCGATATCGTTGATATTACCATAATAGAAATGCCTGTTACTTGATTCAAATAGTTTGCTTTCATTCTGACGATACGATTTATCTGTTTGAGAATCTAAACCAGATTCATCACCACCTTCGTGGCCACGTAAATCTTGTTTACGACCATCATCAATTTCTTCCATCGATTCATCGGTGTTTGAATTTGGTTGACCAAACTTTTCAATTGTTTCATCATCAAACTCATCCGAATCTTCATAACCATCGGCCGAAAAATCACCATCTGGATCTTCTTCGAATTCAGGAATAGTTACTTGGCGTTCTTCTTTTTCTTTTTTCATATACGCCATTATTTTGTATGCTAACTGGATTACATCATCATATGTTTCAGTAGATTCAATCTCATTAACTAAACCACGTTCTTCATCATTGAATTTAATACCTTGTGCTGCACCGCCTTTGGTGTAGAGATTTACACGGTCAATAAAATTCATATCATTCAAATCGACACCGTTGGTACCAAAGAAATCTTTTTCAATCAACTCACGATAACCACGAACAAAAGAGGTACGAATGCCAGGATATTTGTTTTTGATTTTACGTTCAATACGAGAATCTTCTAACACATTCATAATACCCATTGGTATTTTTTCTTCGTGTGCTTTCATCATACCATCTAACGGAGTATAGAGTGCATGACCAACTTCATGACCTAGAAAAAGGTCATAGAGATAACCTGAGATATTTTTGTCAAGGACAGGAACCGTAAGAATACGATTCTTTACATCAAATGCAGCAGTGTTAGTGTTACGCTGTTCGATAGTAAGATTTTCATTTGCCATTAGTTTGGCAAGTAGTGATTTAGATTGAATTAGTTCCATAGATTCTCCGAGTTAATAATAGTATTATCTCATAAAAATCATCTACCGTCAAGCGGTAACTTTCATACTGTTGTTTTTAAGCAACACTCTGTTCCGGTAAGGCTTTTAGGTAGAGTTTTCCTTCTCTATATTCCATTTCAATGGCCTGTCCTTCTTTCCAATGATTGTATTTCACAATTTCTTCAGGAAGAATTAGAATACCATCACCCGTACCATCGTTTGCATCAACAATTTTTGTTGAATATCTCTTATTGGTAATATTCTTTGCGTTTTTGATAGTCATTTAAGTCTTTTTCCATTCCAGACAAAACAGCCCACTTGCGAGTTACGATATCCAAGCGTTTCCACGCAGGAATTTCTTCATCTTCTGCAATCGCTGACATCCAAATATTTTGAGGAATCTCATTCATGTCTTTTTCCTTCTATTTTATCGAAAATTCGTTGCTCAATTGCAGTTGCCAGCTCTTCGGCAAGCTTCGGATTGAATTTTACCAGAAAATGAGCGACATCATCAGCTGGTATATGACGCAGATTATGCATAATTTCGTCAATTCCACGATAAATTTGCGTTTCTTCCCATTGTGTTAACATATTTACCTCACATTTTATAAAAAGTTTCATTCGGAACGATAATTTTGCCTTCTTTTTTCGCTTCTCCGAGCGATTTAAGCAATTTTAACTCAATTTCTAGCTCCTTGGCAGACAAATTTTGCAAATATTCCTCATAATCGTCCCAATCTTCATTATTCCAACCTTTTGGATTCATTTTTGACTATCTCCGCATGCTAGAAATTTCTTTTGCTTCTATATCCGTGAAAACCGGCACGGCATTTGACTTGTGCATTGTTGCCACACCTTTCATTTTGTCACCTGTATAAGAAAATGGAAGTTTTTTCGTGCAAGGCACAAAACCTGTATCTGAGGACGCATAACGGGGAGTTTCACGGCCAGGAGGAATCTTTGGAGAATAATCTGTGATTGATTTTTTGATGGAAGTGGTAATATTACGTTTTGGTGATATTGCTTCGATAGAAGCCAACCATTCTGCATTACGCTGTTGAACTAACTTTGAAACTTTACGTTTTTTGGATTTTGGAATATATCCGTAGATCATCATAAACAATTCTCCATTGTAGAAGAACCATTGTATCACGGAAAAGAGAATAAGTCAATAGATGTGTTGTATTGGAACAACATTAATACCAATACCTTTTATTTGAAACGGCAGCATACTTACTTATGCTCAAAAATCGAAAAAATAGTGGTAAACTTACAAATTCTTACTATGTGAAATTTCTAATTCTTCGTATTCTTCGTCTTGCCAATGCTTTAACTGCTTTTTTACTTCTGGATGTTCGCCTCTACGTCTTTTTGTGTGTAATGCTGTTTTGGCGTAGTTATAATCATCATTGTAGTCTTTATTTTTACGAAACTTGCCTACAAATTTTGTCACTTAGTTCTCCTATCTCATGGTTTCAAAATTGATGCCTTTTATTTTTGTTTCTGGCATATTAAACATGTCATCTTCAGAAATATAAGTTATATTTGCATCAGGATAACAAGCTTTTATAATTTTGAGAAGTTGGCAGACGGTGCCATCAGAATCGTTAAATGAAAAGACTTCATCTACGCATTTTAGAGCTTTTATGATATTTCTGCGTGATTCGTAGTTTTGCATAAAGCCACCATCACACCAGGCTAAGTACCAATCTGAATGAACACCGACAACAAGCCAATCACCTTTTCTCCTACACTTCTGTAGATAACTTAATTCGTGATTTGTTAGTGGATCAAATTTTCCTGTTACTACTATTATTCTGTCTTTCGGATACATTATGGTAAAAGTTGTGGAAAAGCCTCTTTGACAAACTTATAGTTTAAACCTTTAACACCTAAGTCTTTACTCAATATACCAATAACAACTTCTGCTTCTCTCGGTTCAATAGATTCAATTAACTGTAATAGTAATTGTTTTCTCTTTTCATCCGACAATTTTTCAGCAGATGCATCACCTTTTCTAAACAAATACAATTTTCGAATTTCTGTTGATAACTGACACCTTGAAACTCCAGGTAATGTATCAGGTATCTTATATTCAACCGGCATTTCGGTTATTAACCATTCATATGCTGGATGAAATGCCAATTCTAAAACTTGTACCAATGTTTTTGATAAATTCTTTTCAATTACCGCCATTCTGTCTTTTTTAGATGTAGCTTCTTCAAATTCATCAAATATTTCATAAATGTTCTTCATTAAAATTCCTCGATCACTTCCATCAGATTTTTCAGTTTATGTTCAATAAAATAATTGAGTAACTTACCTCTGGCAGGTTTTGTCTCCTCATAACTATTTATAATTTTCTGTTTGATGTCGCCGGGAATGTTTCTAAGATCGATTAGTGTCTGGTTACGAGAGAAACCAGTTCTCGCTGATTCATCTTGCCATTCACCATAATGTTCGGCCATGTATTTCTCAATGACCTTTTGAGTAATAGGTTTCTGTCTTAAATCACGGACAAAACAATCAGCTGGAGAGAAAATGTTTGGTATGCCATCACCTTTGTCGCCACGAATGATTTTCTCTTTTAGTTCTGAGAGTGGGTCTATAGACTTTATGAATTTCTTTTGAGATGGGTTGTATTGTTTGACATTCTCACCATACATTTGTAATTGTAGAAAGTCACCATCACTTGAAAGAATCAAAACCTTTTGGTGTGGTGAATAAATTGGTACCAGGGTGCCAATGATATCATCCGCTTCGGCACCTTCTACATCAATTACTTTATATGGGAAATTTTCTTTGAGTTCTTGCTTTAGTTTAGCAAGAATGTCGAAAATCAGATGCCAATCTAAATCCGACTTTTCACGATTCTTTTTGCGAGATGCTTTGTAGAATGGAAAGAATTCTTTGCGCCAGTATTTACGGTTATCACAACAAAGAACAACTTCACCATATTCACCTCTAAAGTTCTTCAGGTGATTACGAATGATGTTTAACACCATATGACGAATTAGGTTTTCATCTAATTTGCCTTTATGGTTGGCAATTTGAGCCATAAGACCGGCCAGTAATACTTGATTTAAGTCAACGAGAATCATAACAAACTTTCACAGTTTCAAAATTATATTATATCACTTCTTTTTCATTAAGGCAAGAATTTTGTTTACGAGTTTGTCTGATGTGGTAGTCTTTCTGGCAATTATACCAAAAAATCCACCTGGTATTAAACCAGAAGCGTATTCTAACGGACAGGCAAGAATTGCTTCAAATTCATCAACATCATCATATTCTTCCGAATTCTCTTTACTCTCACGGAACAATACAATGTGATATAAATCACCTAATGAATTTCCACCAATCTTTTCACCAGGATTTGCATACTGTGAACTCATGATGTGAATTTGATCTTCTGTTTCACCTGCCAAAAAATAAAGAAAATCTAATTTTTCATCTTTCAGAGGCTTTAACATTTCTAACATTGTAATCCTTTTATATGTGATTTTCTAACTCGTACCATTATCCATGTATTGTAATAGTCATCGCTTTCCATTACACCACGAACAAATTGCTCTTTTGCTTCGAGATAACCACATTCACCTTTTGATTTACATAAATGAAGTATTTCACGGACAAATTTTTCATGTCCTAATTGTAACACATCTTTCTGTAAGATGTCACTACTTCCATAGTAAGTTTGCCAATTAGATTGGACTTTGAGTTTTTTCTTTTTACCTTTGACTTGTTTGGTTTTGGTAGAATAAAAAAATTTCTTGCCTATGTATTTTTTACCATTCGTCAGATTAGTAATCTGATACACGAACCCGTAATTATCACCAATCAAGTCTTCCGTAAAATCTTTACCATCATATTGCCAGTTTAGTCCCATTCCTTAGTGTCCAAATCATCGTCATCATCCTCTATATAGTCCTCGGATAATTCTTCGATTTGTTCACCACAGAATGGACAATGTTCTGGTAAGTCTTGAGATACCATTTCTTCCATATACGATACGTTATAAGTTGATTCACAACTCAGGCATTCACCTGATAATGATTTGTTTGTCATTTAAATTCCTTAATGAGCCCAAACATCTCCCCAATTTCCAGACAAAGCTCCTTTTGCATAGTCAGTAGCACGATTTTCAAAGAAATTAGTATGTGTTGGTGCGTTAATCATTTCTTCTACCCATGGTAGAGGATTCTTTTTCACTTTAAACACACCTTTGAGTCCTAATGAAATCAATCGGCGGTCTGCAATATAACGAATATACTTCTTAACATCTTCTGCTGAGAGTCCTTCCATTTGATTTACACCAAATGCTAGGTCAATAAACTTATCTTCTAGTTGAACCATTCTCTCAGCAACCGTGTAGATTTTTCCTTTGAGTTCATCATTCCAAATCTCACGATTTTCTTCTATGTATGTTCTGAATAATTTAATCATGGATTCTGCGTGTTGAGTTTCATCAACAATCGACCAAGTAATAATTTGTCCCATACCTTTCATTTTACCATGACGAGCAAAGTTTAATAACATGATGAACGAACTAAACAATTGCATACCTTCAGTAAAGGCGGAGAACACAGCAATATGTGTGGCAGTATTCTCTCTTGTGGTATTCTTACTAGAGATGTCCATAATGTAATCATGTTTCTCACGCATCGCTTCATACTCTAGGAACTCATTGTATGTGGTTTCAGGTAGACCTAGTGTTTCAATGAGGTGTGAGTAAGCTGCAATGTGTAACGCCTCTCTGGCAGCGAATCCTGTTAGCATCATACGAATTTCTGGTTGTGGAAAGTATGGCAGATAATTCTTAACATATCCACCAGCCACATCAATATCACCTTGTGTAAAGAAACGGAATATTTGAGTTAAAAATGTTTTTTCTTCTTTACTTAATTTTTTCTTCCAATCTTTTACATCTTCAGCCATAGGAACTTCGGTGTGTAACCAATGAGATTGCTCATGTTTCAACCAAGCTTCATATGCCCATGGATAATTAAAAGGTTTGAAATAATTGCGTTCTTCCGAAAGATTTGATTCTATTTTTTTTATCATTATTGTTTTTCCTTAAATTAACCTTCGCAAGCAATACAGTCATTACCTTGTGCTATTTGTTCCATGTCCAATTCTTTAATTACTTGTCGTTCAATCTTTTTGGATACTTTATCAGCTTTACCAATCTTCTCTGAACGGCAATAATACAAAGTTTTCAATCCTTTTTTCCATGCCATGAAATGAATAGCATGAATATATTTGATGTGTGCATCTGGTCTAAAGAACAGATTGAGTGATTGTGCTTGGTCGATATATGCTTGACGATCAGCAGCCAAATCAATCACCCATCGTTGATCAATTTCCATAGATGTTTTGAATACATCTTTAACTGCTTCATCGAGTATATCTAAATGCTGAACTGAACCATCATTCGCAATGATAGACGACCAAATTTCATTATATTCTTCTTCGTCTTTTGCTTTCTCTTTGATGATAACATCCAACCAACGATTCTTGTTTAAGTAAGCACCAGATAGTGTATCTTGCCGATAAGCATTAGCACGGTATGGCTCAACACTAGGTGATGTATTACCCATAATGATAGAGCTACTAGCATTAGGAGCGATAGCCATAACATGACTAAACCTGCGGCCGGTGCCGACTGCATCTGGTGCTTCACCACGTTCTTTACCCAATTCAATATTTGCAACATCTAATCCTTCTTTAATGTGTTTGAACATTCTGTTGTTTGCAACTTTGGCCATTACTCCTTCAAAAGCAATGCCATTACGCTGTAGATAAGCATGGAACCCAAGAGCACCGATACCGATAGAACGTTCTCTTTCGGCACTATATCTTGCACGAGCGATAGCATCAGGAGCATTAGCGATGAAGTAATTAAGGACGTTATCAAGCATTTCGGCAACGTCTTTGAGAAATAATGGTTCAGACTTCCATTCATCATAGTTCTCCAAGTTCAATGAAGATAGGCAACATACTGCTGTGCGCTCTTCGTTTGTAGGTAGAATAATCTCTGAACAAAGATTTGATTGGTGAATCTTCAAACCTTTATCTTTGAGAAATTCTGGTAGTTCACGGTTACTTGTATCGATGTAATGAATGTATGGTTCACCGGTCATCATACGAAGCTCTAGAATTTTTTGCCAAAGTTCTTTTGCTGATACAACTTCACGGACTTCACCTGAGTGTGGGTCTTTTAATTCCCAATCATCTTTTGCTTCAGGATCCAACATACACTTTTCAATGATGTTCATAAAATCATCAGTGATATTAATACCATGGTGTAGATTCAAACAACGAACATTAGGGTCGCCTGTCGGCTTCCGCATCTCTAAGAAAGGGATAATATCTGGATGAGAAATGCTGAGGTAAGCAGCATAACTGCCCCTGCGAGTGCGACCTTGCCGGTATGCCAAAGAACTGGCGTCATAGATTTTGAGGTGAGGCATGACACCAGTAGATTTATCGTCTGCTGAACGAATACCAAAGCCAATGCCAACACCACCCCCGAGCATAGAAAGCCAATTAGTTTCTGATAGGTTATCAACTAGTCCCTCCGCAGTATCTTCAATGTAATTAAGAAAGCATGATATAGGCATACCACGCTTAGAACGACCAAAAGAAAGAATGGGAGTAGAATAAGACAGCCAATGTTTGCTAGCGTAGTCGTATAATCTCTGTGCGTGTTCCGGATTGGAACTAAACGATTTCGATACAAATGCGAATCTGTGTTGTGGTGATTCTTCATCTTCCTTCATGTAACTTTCTTTAAGTCTTTTAATGCCAAGTTCATCAAACAATTTATCTCTTTGTAAATCTATTTTAATGCCTAGGTATTCAGTCATGCTTATTTCGCCTCTTATTATTATTACTACAATTACTTAAATCTTTTTCCACCGAATAAATTCAGCTTTTGCTCTCAAATTTACGAATGTATTTTTACTTATGATATCTTGGATTTCGTCTGGTGAGAAACCATCTTTGACCATATCGTTAATATCTTTAGAATCAATCATATCTGGCCAAATTACTACATTATAATGTTTTTCTATTGCATCATCAATTTTTTTAATAATTTCTTTATTACGTGGTTCATTATCAAATATCAATGTTACTTTGGACTTATCGTATATAGATGTGATGGATTCTAGGTTACTATCTGCCGTGGCCACAGCATTATCAATGAACATTGAGTCAATCGGACCTTCGACCACATAGATCATCTTCTCCTCGTCAATCCTATCAAGTCCAAATATCTTATGGTTATCTTCGTGTGTCTTAATAGTAATATATCTTAACTTTGATTCACCTAATGCTCTGCCTTGTATGGCTACTAGATTCTTTTCCGCATCATAGAACGGTATGACAAGACGCTTATCGTTTTTAGTGAGTTCCTTCTCAATCCCAAGACTTTGTATGAAGGCTGCGAAATCTTCCGCATAGTATAGTTGCGAGAGAAAGGCCTCCGGAATCCGTCTTGACTGAACATAGACTTTAGCAAAATGTGCCTCTGGTAAAGAGTCGATAGATGGAAGGTCCAACGATTTTTTAAATATTGGCTTGGTTGTTTTTGCCTCTTCGAATTTTGGTTTCTCATAATTGTTATTTCCTGTTTCACCATTCTTATATCGTTCAAGAGCATACTCTTTAAGTAAGTTCGGGTCTACTTGTTTTAGGAAGTTATAGAATGTGGTGCTAACTCCACAGTTATGACACATGAAGAAATAATCATTCTTTTTGCGATAAACATAACCACGAGATTTTAGCTTATTCTTTTGAGAATCACCACATAGAGGACACCTAAAATTATAAAGGTCATCCTTCTTCTTGGTAAACCTTTGTAATTTTGGCGAAAGTTGTAACAGGAAAGTCCTGTCGATGAAAACACTCATAATATATTATTTCAAAAAATTCTTATTTAATTAACTTACTTATTGTATCTAAATTTACATTAGAAATCAACCATGAAACAGCAATAATACCACCGGCAACCATCCATTTCCATTGTAGTATTTTATCGAGAGATTCTTTTTCGTTTTTGTTGTGGTCACTCATATCTTTACGGAGAGATTTGAATTCTTCCATAATCTCTTTATTAGAACTTTCCATTTTATCCAAAACGGTATCTATTCGTTGATGTATTTCTTTGATATCAGCCTCCGTTTCGAGTCTACGATTATCCATGTCTGTATATACCTTTGCAATATGCCGGTCGTGTTGATCTACCAGTTTCTCTATAACCTGGTCCATTTTATTACAAAGTGCAGATAAAGTCAATACCTGTGTCTTTAAAACACCAATATCAACTTTAATGTCGGTATCGTCAAACTCTGACATTTATTTCTTTTCTGGTACTTTAGTGCCATCTAATTTCTTATGCACTTTAATTTCTTTGCAAACTTCTTTTTCTTTACCAGTCTTTGGATCTTTTTGCATCACACAGGCTTTTTTGGTTTCAGCTGCTTGAGCAACTTGATAACCAACTAAAGACCAAGCGACAATATTAAGTGCAATTAAAAGCTTTTTCATTTTTGTTCTTCCTTTTTAGCAAATTTTTCTGAGGCAGTAAAACCTAATCCTGCGATTACCAAATATATCATTGAATCAAATAATGATGGTGTTACTTTATAACCAAAAATATCAGCAATAAGAGCAAACGTGCATACGACAAAAGCCGTTACCGTCACAAATCTTTTACTACTAATAGAACCATTTGTTCCATCTGACAACATACTATTTAACCAATTCATTTATTATAACTCCGGTTGTGGTGGTTGAACAGGTGCAGGTTTACCACCAAATCCTGTTGTAACAGATGGTGTAAACGGTGCAGCTGTTGGTGTTGCGGTAAATTGATTGGTATTTCCGCCAAATGAGCTTGTAAATTGTGATGTGTTACCACCAAAACTTGTTGAAGGTGCAGATGGAGTTGTTGGTGCAGGCGATACTGTTGTTTTCGCTGTTGCTGCTTGTAGTGCAATCTTTTGTGACTCTTTATCACCACCAGCCAACATGATACCTGATAATGTGCCGGTTAGAAATGTGGCGATAGGCACAATTAACTCAAAAAACTTCTGGTCAATCGGTGAAATAGCATTGAGTGGTTGTGTTACAAATATCAACGAATATAATACAACAAACACAATACCAAACAATGTAAGTGCTAAACAAATACCAATGAAGAACCGTAACCGAGCCATAAGCTGATCTTCGGTATACATGAAGTTTTGCTCTGGTTGTTTTTCTTCTTTATTAAAAATATTTAAGTTCATTTGCAATTTGCTCCTGTTACTGGCGTGACTGGTGTTTTTTGTGACATAGGTTGATTACCATCTGGACCAATTCGTGGATCATTTTGGCCTTTGAAAATATGTTCCGGACAAGTTCTTGTTACATCACAGTATGGTAACTTGCACATTGGTTTATCCCAATTATTTGGATCTTGGCATGGATAACGGAATCGGTCACCACTAAAATACGCCAATGTTAAAGGTAATAACAAAATGAACAATATCCATTTCATTAACTTTTTATCGTTCATTAATGAACTCCTAATACATGAAGTGCGTGTTCATAATGTTTAATTCTATCTTCAAGTCCAATGGTGC